TGTGATTTCCCCTGTGTACGGGTCTGGGGATTATTCATGCTCTGCCCGAAACGGGCGGTTCTAGTCCCGAAACGGGAGTTGATGCACGATGGCTGGTCGCGGACCTGCGCCTAAAGATCCGCAACGTCGGGCTAGGCGAAATGCTGAAGTAGTTCCTCTGAGGGTTGTTCCTGCGGTTGTGGCTGAGAGGCCGGAGCTACCGGAGTTCAATTTGAGGACTGTCGTTGATGACGTTGAGATGTCGGTTCCTTTCGTCTGGCCCGCGGCAACTCGAGCGTGGTGGGAGATGCTTGAGTTCCACCCGTTGAAGGGTGAGTTTACTGAGATGGACTGGTCGTATCTGCTGGATACGGCGTTGCTGCATGCGGATTTCTGGTCGGGCAATCTGAAGCAAGCTCCTGAGTTGCGGCTGCGTGAGGCAAAGTACGGGTTCACGCCGGAGGATCGTGCACGGTTGCGTATCACGTTTGCGCAGGCGACCGAGGCTGAGATTGACACGGCTAGGAAAGTAACTTCGTCTATCTCGCGTTTCGATGGAATCACGATCGAGTCGATGGACCCTGATGTGGATTCCTAATGGCCGGGATGCGTTTCCGACCCTTGGTCGGCGGGTCGCGGCGCAGATGGAAAAGCACCTCGCATCGCCGGACGATAGTCAGGATGACCCACAACCCTTCCGTTTGACGCGAGAGCAGTTCGAGTTCCTTATACGCATTTACCAGCTCGACCCGGTGACGGGCAAGCGGGTGAAGCACAGGGCTGTTCTGTCTCGCCCACGCGGTTGGGGCAAGTCACCATTCCTTGCCGCCATTGCCATTGCAGAGGGACTGTTCGATGTGGTCTTCGACCACTGGGATGAGGATGGGCAACCAGTAGGTAAGCCTTGGTCGAAGATCCGCACCCCTTTGGTCCTTGTCACGGCGGTGAATGAAGATCAGACAAGTAACACGTGGACTCCGCTGCAAGAGATGTTGCAGAACGGTCCGATCATGGACGACTCAAAGTTCTCGGGCATTGAGGTTTTCGATTCGTTTGTGAATCTGCCAAGAGGCAAGATTGAGGTTCGCACCTCGAGCGCTCGTGCGGTCAAGGGTGCTCGTGCGGTCTGCGCGATTATGGATCAGACCGAAGAGTGGGTTGCCGCGAATGGCGGCCCGAACTTCGCGCAGAAGCTTCGCAACAACGCGACTAAGCTTGGCGGCTTCACTATTGAGTCCCCCAATGCTTACACGCCTGGTGAAGATTCGGTTGCTGAGAAGTCGGCCCAATATTGGTTCGACATTCTCGACGGTAAGGCCCGGTCGAAGTCAATTCTCTATGACCACCGTGAGGCACCGCCTGAGACTGACGTTACGGACATGGACTCGCTGGTCGCGGGCCTGAGGGTGGCGTACGGGGATAGTTCAGATCATCCAGACGGTTGTGTGATTCACGAGGATCCGTGCCCCCCGGCGTGGTCGCCTATTCACCGCATCGCCTTGGATTTCTGGGATACGTCGAACGAACCGCAGGTGATGCGGGCGGACTTCCTGAACCAGATCACGCATGCGGCGGATTCGTGGTTGTCGCAACCTGAGCTCGCCGCAATCAATGTCGCCTCTGAGTCGTGGGTCAAGCAGCACGGTAAGTTTCAAGAAGTCGGACGTTCCGAGCCAATCACGCTTGGTTTCGACGGGTCGCGCGGTCGCGCGAAGTCGAAGCCCGACGCGACTGCTCTTGTAGGTTGTCGGGTGTCTGATGGGCATCTGTTCAAGCTTGGTGTTTGGGAAGCACCGGAGGGTCCAAAAGCCAAGAATTGGCGCGTCCCCGAAATCGAGGTTGAGGCGGCTGTCCGTACGGCGTTTGAGAAGTTCAACGTGGTCGGGTTTTATGCTGACCCGTCGATGTGGGATGGGCATGTGGCCCAGTGGGAAGCAACGTACGGGCGGAAGCTAAAGGTGGCATTCACCCGCGATAAGCCGGTGGCGTTCAACACTCGTGCGATCTCGAAGGTGGTTGCTGGTTTCGAGTCGTTGCATGCGGCGATTGTGAATCAGGAGGTCACCTACGACGGGTCGTATGACTTGACTCGTCATTTCTTGAACGCTCGCCGTCAGAAGGTTCGTTCGGGGATTGTGTTGCGGAAACCGAATGACAACTATCTAGCAAAAATTGATGCCTGTTATGCGGGCATGTTGGCTTTCATGGCTCGTCTTGATGCTGTGGGCAAGGGAATCGGCACGGCCCGTTCGGGGGTGCCACGGCGCATCTACTAGGAGGATCATGGCTACGCCAACGACCCCGGACGAGTGGTTGCCGGTCCTGACCAAGCGACTTGATGAGGGCAGGACCCGAATTGACTTGCTGCGGTCCTACACGAATGGCAACGCACCTCTGCCGGAGGCTGGTTCTAATCTGCGTGCCGCGTGGTCCGCGTTTCAGAAGAAAGCTCGCACGAATCTGGGTGAGCTGATTGTGGAGGCCGTTGCGGAGCGAATCATCTGCAATCAGATCACCGTGGGTTCGGTGGCTAATGCTGATAATGATGAGGCTCGCCGGATCTGGACTGAGAACCGTATGCAGACGGCGCTGGGTGACACGGTTCGGGACATGCTCACTGTGGGCATCGGTTACATGGTCGTGGGGAAGTCCCCTGAGGGTCGCCCGGTTATCACTTCGGAGAAGCCCGAGTTCATGTATGCGGCGACTGACCCGCTGCGGCCGTGGGTGGCTCGCGCTGCGGTGAAGGTGTGGCGTGACATTGACGCGGAGATGGATTACGCCTACGTGTGGGCGACTGGTGGTCGGCAGAAGTATGAGCGTCCAATGTATGACTTTCCGGAGCGGAAGAACCGGAAAGTTCTGACGAAGACGTTTGGCAACTCGTGGCAGCGTGTCGATGAGCTCGACCCGTATACCGGTGAGCCGCCCGTGGTGGTGTTCCAGAACCATTCGGACACGGGCGAGTTCGAATCGCACATTGACATCATCGACCGGATCAACAAGGACACCCTTGACCGGTTGGTGACCGTGGCAATGCAAGCGTTCCGGCAACGGTATCTCGAGGGTGGTTTGCCGAAGACTGACGTGGACGGCAAACCGATCGACTACGCCGCTATTTTCACCCCTGCTCCTGGTGCGCTGTGGGATCTGCCCGAGGGTGTGACGTTGAAGGAAACGCAGGAGTCGGCACAGTCGATCATGGCGATGCTTTCGGCTGAGAAGGACGATTTTAGGAACCTTGCAGCGGTCACGCGCACACCGCTTGCCATGTTGGTTCCTGAGGGGCAGAACCAGTCGGCGGCAGGGTCGGAGTTTGCCAAGGAGGGTCTGATCACGAAGTCGAAGGATCGCATCGACCGGATCAGGCCTGCCGGGTCGGAGGTTATCGCTCGGGCGTTGCGCATCGTGGATGCTGAGTTTGATGAGCCTGTGGAGTTGGGGTTTGCTGACCCGACTTTTGTGACGTTCGCTGAGAAGCATGATGCGAACGTGAAGGCGAAGTCGGGCGATGTGCCGTGGCGTACCCGCATGATCGACATTCTTGGGTACAGCGCCGACAAGGTTGATGCGATGCAGACGGAGTTGGAGGAGGAGCGTTTGGCTGCTGCCGCGTTCGCCCCTGAACCGCCGGCTCCGGCAGTCGAAGCGACTCCTGATGCCGTTGCCGCTTGATCAATACCAGACTCGAGTAGCCCAAATTCGTGACTACACGACCCGCACACTGTCGGGTGTGTGGGTTGGTTTGGGTTCGTGGCGTGATGCTGACGTTGAACGGTTCGCGCGTGTTGCCGTGCCGAAGGTTGAGGCTGCGCAGATTGCGACCGCCCGGGCGACGGCCGCTTATTTGGGTGGGTCGGTTGCCCGGGATGAAGTGCTGTCGGCCCGCAAAGTGAATCGCATGGTCGAGTATTTGCGACCTGCGGACGTGGTGTGGACTGCCTTGTCGACTGGTGCAAGTTTGGTTGATGCTGTCCGGTCTGGGACAGTGCGGCTGGTGTCGCTTGTCGAGACTGACGTTCAGTTGGCGAAGACGGTCCAGTCGCGTTCTTCCCTGTCGCAGGGTGGGTACAGCCGGTACAGGCGGGTGCTGTCCGGTGCGGAGAACTGCGCGATCTGCGTTCTCGCATCCGGGAACCTGTATTCCACTTCCGACCTTATGCCGATCCATGACCATTGCGACTGTTCCGTAGCGCCGGCCGAGACGGTTGAGCCTGTCCGGTTTGATCCGGCGATGCTCGCTGGTCGCGTGTCGGTTGTGGATCGTGGCGATTCGGTGTCTGAGTACACGGATCTGGTTGCTGTTGGCGAGCATTCCGAGTTGGGTCCGCAACTTGTGTGGGCTGATCAGCAGTTCACGGCTCTCGCCGCCTAATACTTCCCGCATTGCGCGGGTTGAGCCTCACCGAAATGGTGGGGCTTTTTCTATACCCGAAACGGGGATCTAACTATGACTGAACCCATCGAACCTGAGGTTGTCGAACCAGCCGAACCGGCCGTCGCAACACCGATTGAACTGCCAGCTGACCACCCGTTGGTCAAGACGCTGGCTGCACAGAAAGCAGACCTCAAGCAGCTTCGTGAGAAGGCTAAGCGCCTTGACGATCTTGAGGATGCCCAGAGAACCGAGATCGAGAGGGCTCAAGCTCGCGCTGAGGCCGCCGAAAGGGAACTCAACCAGACCCGTCTTGAAGCGCTCCGCGCACAGGTCGCACTGGACAAGAAGCTGACGCCATCACAGGCGAAACGTCTTGTCGGTGCTACCCGCGAGGAGCTGGAAGCGGACGCGGACGAGTTGCTTGCCGATCTCAAGAACACTGCCCCCGCTGCTGCCGCCTCTTCCGAGGGTCAGGGCAAGCAGGGCGAAGTGGTGGGTCAGACGAAGCAGATCACCTCAAAAGATCAACTCAAATCCATGACTGCTCAGGAGATCGTCGCCGCCCGCAGGGATGGGCGACTCAACGAACTCATGGGAGTCAAAAGCTAAGAAAGGTACAAAATGCCTACCACTATTGGGCACTTCATCCCCGACATTTGGGCTGCTGAGCTTGAAGTTCAGCTCCACTCGTTCGGCATCATCGCCCCGACTTGGGCTCAGCCGTACGAGGGTGAGATTGTTCGCGGGAACGAAGTCAAGATCACGGGTGCTGTTGACCCGACGATCTCGGACTACGCTTCCAGCCGTTCGATCACCTCCGAGGATCTGAACGACGACGGCCAGTCGCTTGCCATCGACCAGGAGAAGGCGTTCGCGTTCAACGTGGACGACATTGACAAGGTTCAGGCGGCGGGTGATCTTGGTGCTTACACCACCGCTGCGGCTGAGAAGCTGGCTGAGACCGCTGAGACCTACCTTGCTGGTCTGCTCCTGTCCCAGTCGTACGCGCTGAACGTGACTGGTTCGTCGCCGGTCACGATCGACTCGTACGCGAAGGCGAAGACTGCGCTTCTCAAGCTCAAGACCCGCCTCGACCTCCAGAAGGTTCCCTCGTCCAACCGATTCGCGTGCATCAACCCGGCATTTGCCGAGTACCTGATGGATGGTCTCTCGGACGCTGCCCTTGCGGGTGGTGACGAGGAGCTTCGCAACGGCCAGATTGGTCGCGGCAAGCTGTACGGCTTCACCGTGCTGAACTCGCCGCTTCTGGGCACCTCGACGGTTCCGACTGCTGCTGCGTACCACCAGTCGGCGGTTGCGTATGCGGACCAGATCAACCAGATGGAGACCCTGCGTCACCCGACGAAGTTCGCGGACATTGTTCGTGGCCTCCACGTCTACGGTGCCAAGGTCACCCGTCAGCCGAAGATCGCGTCGTACGTGTCGGTGGGTGTCGCTCAGAACCCCGTCAACCAGTTCCTCTCCTAACTGAAAGTCGGTGACCCGGTGCGGGTGGTTGCAGCTTTGTTGTCATATCCACCCGACCGGTTCATCGGTTCGGAACTGATGACTCATGCCCTGTTGAAGCGTTTACAGGCGCGAGGGCATGAGGTCACGGTGGTTGGGAAAGAGAACACCTCGGGGTGGGTGTGGGACGGCATACCTGTCATCCCACGCCCACTCCCTGAGGGTGATGTGCTGATCTACCATGCCGAGTTCCATGAAGACAACGTGGAGGGTCGCCCGTGGGTTGACCATTGGCGCGGCCCGAAGGTGGCTATCTGTCACAACTCAAGGATTGGCGTGGAGCTCGGGTTGATAAATTGTCGCCCTGACATTGCAGTGGCGAACTCGGTGACGATGGAGGGTCAGCTTCGTCACTCACGGAAGATGGTTGTTCACCCTCCGGTGCCTGATGTGGTCCCCTTGTCCGGGGATCGGGTCACGGTTATCAACATGGAGGAGTCGAACAAGATCGGCCCGTTCTGGGAACTGACCCGGTTGATGCCTGATGTTCAGTTCCTTGGTGTCAAGGGTGGGTACGGGAAACAGTCTCTACCGCGCGGTCGTCCCCGCAAGAACGTGAAAATCGTTGAGCAGGTCGCTTCCGACCGCATGGACGAAGTGTGGGAACAAACCCGTGTGCTGTTGGTCCCGTCAGCGACGGAATCCTGGTCAATGGTCGCCTCCGAAGCGCTCGCGCACGGAATCCCGGTGATTGCTAACCCGATTCCGGGATTGCGGGAGAACTTGGATGGTGTGGGGTTGTGGGCCAACCGGGACAACCCGTGGGAGTGGGTTTCGCAACTGCGATTCCTGTTGGGGGCGTGGCAGGACTATTCCGATGCGTCAATGCGTCGTGCCGTTGAGCAGAAGGCCCGCCACGAGTACGAAGCCGATATGTGGTGTGAAGCTGTGGAGGAACTATGCCGGCGTTGAGCGCTCTCGCGGACCAGACTGCCGCGACCTCCTACGGGTACGGGACTATTGCGTCTGGGATGTTTGCTCGCGCGTCGGCTCGGGTGCGTGGGTATACGCGGCAAACCATTTCGGCCGCGACATCGACCATTACGGCTCGAGGTCCGGTCGTGGTGTTGCCGCAGTTGCCGGTGAACACGATCAGTTCGGTGACTGACGTGTCGGATCCGGATGTGCCTGTGGCGTTGACGAATGATGACTGGCATTTGCGTGCCGGTGGGGTTCTGGAAGTGCCTGCGTATGGCGGGAATCTTGAAATCGTGTACACGCATGGTTGGGCGACGTTGCCTGACGAGTTGATCGAGCTTGTGTGCGCTGTTGCCTCTCGCATGGCGAACTCGAGCGCTGCTGCCGCGTCTGGTGTGCAGCAGGAAACGGGTGGGTCCGAGTCGGTGACGTTCGGGTTTGACTCTTACAACGCGATCGCCGAGCTGACCACGGGTGAGAAGCGCATGTTGGATCGGATCTTCCCTTCGCGCGCCTCGGTGGTTGTGATGCGTGCCGCTGACTCGGTTACGGGTCCGTCGCCGACAAGGTTTTCCTGATGGTGCGTTCGTTTTACACGGAGTCGGGTGTGCGACAGCGTGCCACAACGTCGACGGATGCCAGGAACAACACTGTGCTGTCGTGGTCGAACCCGTCCACGCTAACAATTACGGGCGTGCGCCTTCAGCCAATTGGAGAACGCGGCAGTCGGGCCTCCTCCGAGATTCGACCGGGCTTTACAGGACAGATTATTTCCCACTTGCTTCTTGCCCCCCCGGGTTCTGACATTTTAGCCGATGACAGGTGGGTTCAAGACGGAATCACCTATGAGGTTGATGGTGACGGATTGAACCAGCCTTCTCCGTCTGGCGTTGCCTCGCATATGCGGGTCTACTTGAAGCAGGTCAAGGGATGAACCAACCTCTTTATTTTGGTTTTAAGTGGTACACCCTAAAAGGGTATCGGGAGTTTCAGCGGACTCCCGAGGTTGAGGCGCTGATCCGCGAAGCAGTCGAACGGATTAGTGCGGAAGCGGGTGACGGCTTTGAAGCCGAAGTGGAGCCCCGGTCGGGCAGGCGGCGCACCCCGCGCGGCTCGGTCCGCACCGTTGATCAGCGCGGCAGGAAGGCCGAGGCGGAGAATCGGGCGTTGACTCGCGCGATTGACGCGGGTCGCATCTAGTAAACAGTTTCGAATGTCGCTAATCTAGGGTGTCTGAATTGCGGGGGGATACCTGAGGTCCGGAAAGGCACCCTGACCGCTCAGTGAGGCGCACAGGGCCGCTGTGGCACGTTTTTAGGGGTACCGGCGCATCTATGTTCGATTGTTGGAGGGGTCATGCCTGAGATTATTGTTGCCCCCGACTCGGAAACTCTCATCGTCCAGTATTTGACCTCCGAACTGTCGACTCGTGCCCCGTACACGACAACGAAGGCGTACACGGCAGTCCCGAACCCGCGCCCAACCATGTGGGTGCGCGTCCTGCGTACTGGTGGTACCAGAGACTTCATCATCGATCGGCCGTCGATCACGTTGGAGGCGTGGGCTGACACGTCGGTGGCTGCGTCGGCGTTGATGCAACTGGTGCGTGGTCTTATGCACGCAATCGATCAGGTCACCTATGACGGGCGCACCTACCAGTTTTACAACCCGGAGGAGTTCTCCGGTCCTGCGAATTTGCCTGACCCGGAATCCGGGCAGGAACGGTACACCGAGACATTCTCGGTCGGTGTGAGGGCATCAGCTCTCTAACCCTTTCCCACCCCCACGGTCGGCGCACGACATTGGAGGATGCAATGGCAACACCTAACGCCGCGAACGTGGCTGTTGGAAAGCCGAAGGCCACCGGTGGTGTGTATGCAGGTAGCACCTCCGCAACGCTTCCGGCAAACGCGACCGCAAGCATCGACGCAGCCCTGGTTGCGCTCGGTTATGTGGCCGAGGATGGTCTGACCCAGACGAAGGGTGGCGATGTCACCCAGATTCGTGCGTGGGGTGGTGATGTGGTCAAGGTTGTTCGCACGACCGATGACCTGTCGTACAGCTTCTCGCTCATGGAGGCTGCAAACAAGACGGTCCTGTCGGAACTGTTCGGTTCCGCGAATGTGACGTGGACGGATGCGTTCGGTGGTGTGAAGGTCACGATCAACGGCGACCAACTCGACAACCGGGCGTGGGTATTCGAGATGCTGGACGGTGACACGGCGATCCGCATTGTCGTTCCGAACGGGAAGCTTGACGGTAACTACACGACCACGTTCGTGGATGGTTCCGCCGCAACGTTCCCGGTGAACCTCATCGCATTCAATGATGCGTCCGGGAACAAGGCGTACATGTACCTGACGAAGTTCGCGTCCTAATAACTCCTGTGGGGGCCGGTTTCACCGCGCCGACCTCGGCCCCCACAGGTCATTCACTTTCGGCGCAACAAATGGAAGGCGCACCCATGTTTGCTGTACCCAACTACGACCCCAAGCAACCGGTGAACAGGTTCGCGTTCACCGTCCCACGACGGCACTGGTGGCAGTTGCGCACCAAGTTTTCGTTGCCCTACTTGCAGTACGTTCCGATCTCGGTGATGCGCAAGGCACGATCCGAGGACAAGCCACTGCAACTGGCCTATGTTGCCAAAGTCATCGGGGAGAACGCAGCCGGCCGTGCGATCAACCGGCTGAACCAGCCGGAGATCGCGGCGCTCGAGCGGGCTTGGTTGAACGAGTCGGCGGTGGGCCTGGGGGAATTAGTAGCCTCTGCGAACTGATCGACGAGTTCGGAGAGGCTGTTGGTGCTGACCTGTTGAACATTGGTCGGTCGTTGGATCAGGTCGGTTCGGTGGGGTTCTCTTGGTGGGATTTCAAGGTGTGGGTTTCGCACCGCCCGCCCGGGTCGATTTTGCACACGAAGGTGCACGGTGAGCACTTCCCGCTCGAGCTGCGGATGCTCGGCCTTGTTGTCGATTATTTGCAAACCGCGAACTGGCAGCGGTCGCGTAATCCTGCCCGCCCGAAACGGCACAAGTGGCCGTGGGTTGTGCGCGAGGACACCGAAACGTTTGGTACGGCTGCCCCACTGGAACAGATCAGGGATTACCTGCTCTTGAGAAACGGACGCGCTCCGGGAAGGTAGACGGCTTTGGCTATCGAACTCGGATCAGCATATTTCACTCTGCTGCCGTCAATGGCGGGTACTGCTGCGGCAGTGAAGACAGGGTTGGGCGCTACAGCGGTTACGGGTGCGTTCCGTCAGGGTGGTGCTGCTGGTGGTGCCGCGATGGGTGCCGGTGTTGCGTCTGGGTTGGGCAAGGCTGTTCCGATCATTGGCGCGGCTGTTGCTGGTATTGGTATCGCGTCTCTGTTCACTGATGCCCTGTCCGCATCATCGGATTTGAACGAGTCCGCTAACGCGGTGCGGGTGTCCTTTGGTGAGGCTGCCGCCGAGATTGAAAATCTGGGTTCGACCGCTGCGGAACGTCTTGGCCTGTCGCAACTGGATTTCAACTCTCTTGCTACCCGGTTCTCGTCGTTTGCTACGACCATTGCTGGTGACGGGCGCACGGTCGGTTCGGTCATTGACGAGCTCACCACGCGTGGTGCTGATTTCGCTTCGGTGTACAACATTGAGGCTGCGGATGCGTTGGCGTTGTTCCAGTCTGGTTTGGCTGGCGAGTCTGAGCCGTTGCGTCGGTTCGGGTTGGATCTGTCGGCGGCGAATGTTGAGCAGACGGCGTACCGGTTGGGTATTGCTGCGGTTGGTGAGGAACTTACCGAGCAGCAGAAAATTCAGGCCAGGTATGCGGCCATTCTCGAGCAGACGGCGCAGGTTGAGGGGGATCGGGCGCGGACTGCTGACGAGTACGCGAACCAGCAGCGTGAGAACGCGGCCCGGTGGGAAGATTCCCTCGCTCGTATTGGTGAGGCGTTGTTGCCTGCCGCGACGCAGTTCGCCAACTTCGTCGGTGATGAGGACAATGTTGAGCGCCTTGACCGTCTGATCGATTTGTTCGTGGAGGCGGAACCCGCAATCTCCGCT